AATTCAATCTCAGACTCTTCGGCTTCATCGTTAAATTGATTAACCATTATATTATACCATACCACATTTGTGGAGTCTTCCGCATCGGTACATACCAATGATTCATCAAAAGAATAGTGGAGTTGGGTATTAAAATAGTCCTTAATTGCATCAATTGGGTTAGAAGAGTGTACTCTTTCGCTATTCATATAGGCGTTAACCATATCTAATTCACCATCGTTATAGTCATCAACGTATATTTCGTGGTAACTTTTAATAAAATACTCGTTCATAATTTACTTTTTTAATTAGTTATCTTCTTTGCACCCACGCCGCCGCATTAGCTAAATCTTGAAATGTCATTTTAAACTTTAATAATACAACTCTAACCGCTTTTGAATAGTTTCTCATTTTCATATATTTATTTGTTAATAATTATTTTTATAGTCAAAGTATGCCCATATTGCCGCATTAACTTTAGATATTTCACTTTGATCGGGATGTAAATATGGCTCTATAGCCTTGAAGAAGTTAGTTAAATCTTCATCAATCTCATTGTAATTATCTAAAAACGCCTCTAAATCGTCACCTTGACAGTAATTTATACCATCGATTTCGCCATTTACACGCTTAATTAGTATATGTCTATCATCACCATGACACCACACAATCTCCTCACTTAAAATTATTTTATATTCCATAGTATTACTTTGTTATTGTTACATTTATATTATCAATTTACAATCGTATTGTTATTGTAAAGAGGTTGTTATTTATTTACTCATTTTAAAGAGAGTACAGGTATAACTGAGTACTTCTCTATTTATCACTCATTTTGCTTAAAATATCTTTCATTTCGTCACTTAATTGATCGAAACCACCAATTCGGTCGATATAGTCAAAGATTAATTCCTTTATTTGACTAATTTCACTTTTATTTAATTTTAAAGTCATAATTATTATTATTTTGTTACATATATATTATCAATTTGACTTCGTGTTGATCTTGTAAGGGTCTTTTGGGTGATGCTATACGCGTTGCTATACACTTTTTACCTAAAAAGGTCAAATTACTCAATATTTGGCTATGGGGTAGGACGGAGTCTACTCTTCCGACGCTATTTCAAAGCCAGGCTACATAATTATTATCAAAAAAGGACCGTGTTAGTCCTGTATGCTATACACCTTCGGTGTAGTTGCAAGCAACTGGTGTAAAAGTGTGACATTAGCTGTTTAAGGTAATAAATAGCAGGCTAACGTCGCATTTTTTATTCGTCCGGTGATAGATAGATTGTATCATTTATGATTGTATCAACCTTAACGTATCCTTGTATCGGCACAGACTCAATATCATCATTCCAGATGAATACTTGTGTTGGTTCTTTTGGTTCGTTCTCAGACATTCCTATATCATTAATTAGAGTTAGCATTACAATGCTTAGTAATATTCCTGTACCAATCAGTATACGTCCAATTATTCTATCTTCTTGTTGATGTGTCATCTTTCTTTGGTTTTAATTTGTTAGTAATGAATTGATCTAGTGTTGTACTTGCTCGAGCTACACGAGCGATGTACTTGTGTTTGTTATTTGTTCTCATATATAATTATTATCATTTGTAATTCGTGATCAGTCTGTAGAGTGTATAGCACCTGTTATTCAACAGATACTAACACTTCAACTTTAGCCAGATGTCTGACATTACTTGGCATATCAGTAGATTGCGACCAGTATTCTCTTTTAATCCAACATGGCATTAGATTTAACTTTGGCAACATAACTTTTAATACTTCATCATGATTGTAAGTTATCTTTTGATTTTTGTTATTTACAAAAGTGATTACTTGATTTCTACCTAACCATGACTTTCTTACAACAAAGTTAGCTCTTTCAATAGGTGGATAGATTAACGCTAACTCTTCTGGACTTAACTTTGAGATTGCTTCAGAAATTAATTCTTTTGAAGACTTTACTACTTCAACTACTTCTACTACTTTTTTTACTTGATTTTTCATAATTTATTTATTTAGATTGTTATTTGTTATTTATTTACATTTATATTATCAATTATACTTCGTACTTATCTTGTAAGAACTTTATATTTGTGAAAATTTCTAGTTAATATTTTATCAACTTCTTCTAAGTCTTTTGAGTCTATTAAAAGTTTACTTTTAAAGATATAAAAAGTGAAGTTTAATTTGTGAGAGTTTATTAATTGATTATTAATAATTGAAGTGAAATTTTGATTGATTTTTAAAGTCATAATTATTTAATTTAGTTGTTTATATTAATTTCTTTGTTCATATATATTATCAAAATCACTTCGTACCCAGACTGTAAGTGCTATACACCGCTCCGCTCACTTGTAGCCACGGCCCCCTCTGTCCATTCCGCAGAAGCAGAGTAAAAGATCCCTGTTACAGGACCTTACTGAGATCTAACTCAGTTAACTAAATACTGAGTTTCTTATTGATTCTAATTCTGTCACAAAGAATCCATTATCTATCTCTTCTTCAGTATATTCAATATCTTCTGCAAAACTAGAATAACAGTATTCTGTCATATATTGCAGTAATTCTTCTTTAGATAGATCTTTAAGATTATTGATATAAAGTTCTGTTTTAATTAAATTCATCATAGTCATATTATTTTAAGTTCATATATATTATCATAATCATCTCGTATTCACTCTGTAAATGCTATACGCGTTGCTATACGCAACCGCTCCGCGTGTCGCTCCGCTCCGTGTATCGTAATACGATTCGAGCACACGACTCGGGTCACCGATCCAATCCGATCCGATCCGTACAACCAGATCGAACCTCAACACGATTCGACACCGATCCGTACGATTCGTAAACCGAACCTCGACCACACGACACGTAACACGACCAAACCAAACCGTATACATACACGATACGTAATACGATTCGGTCCAGCACGGAGACACGACACAACCCGACTCGACCCTGATTCGATACACCAACCAACAGACTCGGCTACGACTCGACACCAACGTATACGACACAGACCAGACTCGAGTACACGACACAGACCAGACCGGTCGACACTCGACACGACACAACACCAAGTCATAACATTCGTACGACATTATATCATAACAAACATACGGATCGGTACGACTCGACACAGCACAGACACACGACACAGCCGTAACCCGATCGCTCGACACTATCTACGATTCGTAACACGACACGACACAGCAGCCGACTCGGCACACCGCACCGCACCGCACACCAGCACAGCACGTGCTACGGTTCCCGAACGAATTCCCAAAAGTTCTGCCGTACCGGACATGCGACCCGAACCAACCGACCCATGCATACGAAACTTGGGGGACCCGGCGAAACGAAAACCGTTTTCCTTTTCGAGCGGGCAGCCGAAAAATAGTGCATAGCCCCTTCCTTATATATTTGTCATAACGTTTTTTAAATTCCCCTATATTGATATTTTTTTTCAAAAAATTTTTTACAATATTTTTTTTAGAAGTGTGACGTTAGGTTGTTATATTAATAAATAGCAGGCTAATGTCACGTTGTAAGATTTGAGTGATGTACGTGATTGTATATACTATATAAAACAGATTAATTATGGCCTTTCAATTAAAATCTCAAACACCAATAAAGCAAACTTATAAAGAAGACACTTCTAGGTTTGAGAATTTTGATATTAAGAATGATACTTTAATTAAAGGTAACTCTATGGATTTGCCTACTTCTAGAAAAATTATGGTATTTAATTCGCGTAATATGGTGGATGGATACAAGGACGAAAAAACGTTTAAGGAAAAAGACGGAACATATTCAACTATGCGTTCTTATAAGAAAAAGCCCGCCCCAAAGCAAGTTGAGTCTCCTTTATTAAAACAAAAATTATCTCCTAAGGCCGCTAAGGCTAAAGCAGCGAGAGATCTTGCTTATGCTAAGACGGATGATAGAACGGCGAAGAAGGCGCACTCCCAAAGAATGCATCGTAAAAACCCTGGTAATAAAGGTATGGACTATGACCATGAAGATGGTAGATTTGAATCTGTAAAACAAAACAGGGGTAACGAGGGTGAAGGTACTAAGAAAGAAAGTGGTAAAAAATATAAAACAAAATAACTAAAACAAAAAATAACATGGCAATAATTCCAGCAAATGAGAAAGTATTCATGGTGGGTACAAGCACAAACACAACTTACGGTGGTAGTGCTGCATTGAAAGCAATGCAACAATGGTATACAATGCAAGATGTAATTGACACAGTAGGAGGTCCTGCTTCGGTGTTAACAACTTACCCAGTAACAAATGCAGCGTTAGCTGGAGAAAGGTTTTGGTATAAAGGTAATGAATGGCATTACATGACACAGGCAGAGATTGATTCAGCGGGATGGACAGGGTTAGTGAGTGTTGGATTTCCTGCTCCTGTTTATAAAAATTTAAACAAATATATTTATTTCTCAGACGTAGAATTTGTTGGTGATTATAACTCTCTATTAAGTGTTCAAGAAGGAACAACATCAACAATTGTTGATTTTATAGGACTTGGACTGCCTAATAAAATCAGAAGAATTATTCCTGACAGTAGTGGAAACTCACTTTTACCGTATGGAATTACTATAACTGGATTTAAAAATGCTAATTTATTATCTGAATTAGAAAATCTTGGAACTACTAATGCTTTAAGATTTATTAACAATGGACTAACAGCGTTAGTTATTGATGATTTATTTACTCAATTACCATCAACAACAAAAACAGTAACTATTAATGTTAATGGAAATCCAGGAGCTGCAACTTGTAATCCAACAATAGCAACTGCAAAAGGATACACTGTAGTAGTATAATGTGAAACTATTTAGCGTAGCAATAGGAGAAAAATATGAGAAGGAAGCGGTGCGTTTACAGCGCACTGTTAATCTTCCTACAGAAGTGTTTACTAACTCTAGTAGTAATTATGTTGAAATTAACACCGATCTACTGATTAATGGGCTGTGGCATAAATGTAATTTTGCTAACTACATAGATGAAGCAGAAGGAGCAGTTGTTTTTATGGATGCTGATATGTTTACATTAACAGAAAATCCATTTAGTACATTTAATGTAGAAGAAGATACAGATTTTGCTTATGTACCATATCAGGGTAAATGGCATTTTCCAGATACAATTAGACAAGAAGCATTTAATCATCATGGGCATAAAATTAATAGTGGTTTTATGTATTTTAGAAACTTAGAGATAGCTAAAAATATTTGCACTAAGTGGGCAGAAGAGTTTTTAAAAAGACCTTTACATTGGATTAAAAACGAATATGATGAATATGCTTTAATGATAGCATTAATGAATATGAATTACAAAATAGAACTTCTTGATAGTAAATGGAATGAGTGGGAATTAAAAACAGAAGAAGAAATTAAATCTTCGAATAATATATTTTTTCAATCACACGATTTTTTAGAAATAGATAAAATTTAGAAGCCAAATAAGACAATAGAAATAAGAGTTTATAACTAATAAATAAAATAATATGCACGGAAAAGGTATCGGACCTCAAGGATTAGGCGTAAGCAAAAATAACGGGTATACTATTGGAGAGGGCAAAGGATGCGGTTGTAAAGGCGATTGCGGTTGTAGCCCATTAAAGAAGACCGCGGCTTGGACACGTAAAGAAGGGAAGTCTGCGACTGGTGGATTGAACGCTAAAGGTGTTGCAAGTTATAGAAGAGAAAACCCGGGAAGTAAATTGCAAACAGCGGTAACTAAAAAACCATCGGAATTAAAACCAGGTAGTAAAGACGCAAAGCGTAGAAAATCTTTCTGTGCTAGAATGTCCGGTATGCCGGGACCAATGAAAAAACCAAATGGTGAACCAACAAGAAAGAAACTTGCATTAGACAAGTGGAACTGTTAATAAATAAAAAGATATGTCAATAATACCAGCAACAGATAAAGTATATATGGTCCGTGAGGACGTTAATACTACCTATGGGGGAAGTGATGCTTTAAAGGTTTTACAAAATTGGTACACTATGCAAGACGTACTTGATACAGTTGGACAAGGTACTGTTGGTCCACAGGGTCCGCAGGGTATTCAAGGTATTCAAGGAGTTCAAGGTATTCAAGGAGAGACTGGAGCTGCTTTAACGGTATTAGGATCTTATCCGGATCTTACCGCATTTAACGCAGGGGCCGGTGGTTCACCAGGAGCACCTGGTACAGCTTGGATTATAGAGTCTGATGGATCTTTATATGTTTGGAATACTGCTACAACCGCATGGGAAGATGTAGGTGATTTACAAGGACCGCAAGGTATTCAGGGAATACAAGGTGTACAAGGAGAACAAGGTATACAAGGTGTACAAGGAATACAAGGAATAAGTGGAACGTCTGGATTAGAAAGTTATATAAGATATTCGCCAACATTTACAGCAACAGGTATGACTTTTACTGGAAGCGGGGCAACTTATCCTACATATAATTCTTATTATGTTAAATCAGGATTATTAGTTAGTTTTGTAATAGAGATTGATTTTACAACAGTCACTAATTTTGGCACTGGTCAATATAAAGTTGCATTACCATTTGCTCCTGCTTTTAGCTATAATCATTTTGCCGGGTGGATTTGGGCCGATCCAAACATTCCGCCTGATACTGGAACTGGACATACAATACTTAATGCAGATACATCATCTGGCATTACAACAGTCTTAGACTTACACTATTTAAAACAATCAGGAGGAGCTAACTCTCCAATTAGAGAAGGCTTATGGACTCAAGGTCTTCCTGTAACTTTAACAACAATTAGTAAAGCATACATAAATGGTACTTATATAAGTATATAAAATTAATAAACAATATGGCAATAGTATATAGTTACCCAGAAGGAATACCAACATTATCAGACACGTTACTAGGCACTCAATTTGATTATGAAAGCCCTGCTACAAAATCATTCTCAATTGCGGACATAGTAAACTTAATTGCAACCACTACGGTTAGTAATTCAACAGCCGTAGCGTTAAACCAAGCAACATTAAATACCTTGTATCCAAACGCAATGATTGGATTTAAAGTACAATGCGTTAATCTTATGTCTCCTAAGATATATGAAAAAACAGCATTATCAGTATCAGGCCCTTTTACAACATGGGTAAGTTATAACATTACATTAGTAGCATAAAAAAAACAATATGGCAATAATATATAGTTACCCAATAAATACAAATATACTAGCAACCGATATAATAGTTGGGTCTAGTACTGTTATTGTTGGGGGTAGACCAAAAAATCAAACAAAAAGTTTTAAGATTTTAGATCTTACAGCATACTTTGCTTCGGTGCTAGTGCCTCCTGGTTCTTATGTTCCATATACAGGCGCAATTGGATCGGTAAATTTAGGAGTATATAGTTTAACAGCGGGGTCTATTATAAAAGCAGGTGGAACAAACCTTCAGTTTTTAATGGCAGACGGTTCTGTAAGTACAGCTCCTTCTTTAGCTGGGTTTGTCCCGTACGTGGGGGCAACTCAAGCAGTAGACCTAGGTGCTCAAGATCTTTATACAACAGGTCAAATAAGTACAACTGATTTTGTTGCCGGAAACGACATTTATGTAGGTAGTTTAACATCTGCAATAAGAGTAGGTAGAGGTCCGGGAAATAATAGTAAAAGTACTGTCCTTGGAGATTTAGCACTTAGTTCAGTTACTACAGGAGATGCCAATACTGCTATAGGTGTTACAGCTTTACAAGTTACAACTTCAGGAAATGGGAATACTGCTATCGGAGCTCAAGTTTTAATAGTAAATACTACAGGTGCTTTAAATACAGCTGTAGGAAGTCAGGCTTTAAGAAATAATCTTGTAGGCAATAGAAATACTGCTATTGGAAATAATTCTCTTACTCTTAATACAGCAGATGATAACACAGCAGTTGGATACAACTCGTTATTATCAAATACATCAGGAGCAAATAACGTAGCTATTGGTGTAGATTCTTTAAAGACAAATACAACTGGTCTTAGAAATACCGCTATAGGTACTTCCGCTTTACTTGCTTCAACTACAGCAAATGATAACGTAGCAATCGGTTCGGAAGCATTACAATCTAATACAGCCTCGAATACTGTAGGTGTTGGTTATCAATCATTAAAAAATAATACGGGAGCTGAAAATACAGCACTTGGGTATATATCTTTAAAAACAAATACAACCGGAGGACAAAACACAGCGGTAGGGCGTGCTGCTTTAGCTGGAAATACCACAGGGTCTTCAAATACAGCGATCGGGAGAGCTACGCTAGGCGCAAATACAATAGGAATAAACAACGTAGGAATAGGTGTTAATGCGCTTTTTGCAAATTCAACAACTAGTTACAATATTGGTATCGGAGTTAATGCTTTATTAGGTCCAGGAAATAATGGTACTATAGGTATTGGATATGAGGCCGGTGCAAATAGTCCTATTGGTTTTAATACAAACTCTTTTAACTCTGTTTTTATAGGTAATCAAACTAAACCAGCGGGGAATGGAGAAACTAATCAAATTGTCATAGGAGATGTAGCTGTTGGAGCAGGATCAAACACCGTTACTTTAGGTAATACATTAATAACAACAACTAGGTTAAGAGGAGCGGTACGAGGAGGATCATTTGTAAAAGACAGTGGAACATCTTCTCAATACTTAATGGCAGATGGAACAACAACTACTGCAATAAAATCTACATATATGATGACTGGTGTTTTCACCAATATGTTTGGAGGAGATCCAGGAGGTAATAGTAAAGATGTATTAGAATGGGTTGCAAGTACACCAAACTCAAGTCATTCCTCAGCATTACCTATATTACAAAACTGTAGAATTACTGCAGCTGGATTTAAGTGGATTAGCTCAACGCCAATTGGAACAATTAATCCAGGAGACAGTTGGACAGTACAAGTATTAAAAATGACGAATCCACTAACAGATTCTACTACAGCTGATGGAAACTTTACTTTTCTAGGAAATCTAAATATAACATTGACTTCCGCAAACACAGGAACTACCCCTGGGGTGTTTTCGTCAGGTTTAAATGTTGTTTTAAACGCAGGAGATATTATAAGAATTGCAGGGATTGAAACAGGAACTATTGCAGTATCAACAGAAGAAGCACAATTAACAGTATTATTTGAAGTTATTTAAAAAAAAACAAAACATGGAAAATTTAACACAAGAACAAATTCAAAACTCAGTAAATGCTGCTTATGATTCAGTAAATTTAATCAATGAATTAAATTTAATTGAAGAATTATCTGATGAACAAAAAGATACATTAAGTAGAAACAAAGAACATATTAAAATTATGTTAGAAAAAGAATGGTTCTTTAATGCTTTAACAGAAGAACAAAAAGTAGAACTATCTAATATTTAAAAAATGAGTAAAGAACAAATAGATATATTATTAAATAAATGGATTAGTAGAAAGCTATTGGTTTTTATAATAGCTTGTACTGGATTATTTTCAGGATATTTAACCTCATCAGATTGGATTATTATATCAACGGCCTATATAGGTATTCAAGGATTTACAGACATCGTTAATAAACTTAAAAGATAATGGATCACTGCAGTATTCGCGTTCTTTCTTTAAACGCAGCAACACTTATGATAAGTCTTACAAATTTGGAAGCAACTTTAAAAATATTGTTATTAATTATATCTATAGCATATACCTCAATGAAAATATATGATTGGGTAATATATAGAATAAAAGGTAAAAAAACAAATGAAGAATAATAATGGATGACAAAATAACCATTGATAGAATTAAAGAGGCACACCCTAGACTTAGAAATAAAATGCTTCAAGATTACAGAGGAGCAAATAGCCGTTTAGGTAATGGGGTTCGATTAAGATTTGCTTATGTATTTAGAAGCAATTCTTTGCAAGACAAACTATACAATCAAAAGCCTAAAGTAACTAATGCTAAAGGGGGTCAATCAATTCATAATTACGGTTTGGCATTCGATATTGTTTTACTTTATGACAATGATGGTAATGGAACGTTTGAAGAAGCAAGTTATTCTCAGATTAAAGATTTTGACAAAGACACTATTGCTGATTGGAAAGAAGTTACAGACTATTTTAAATCACAAGGCTGGGAATGCGGGGCAGATTGGAAAAAGTTTATAGACCCACCTCATTTTCAATACGATTATGGTTTTGATTGGAAAACTTTAAAAGCAAGAGTTGATAAAGGAATTATTATTACAGAAAACGGAATTACTTATCCAAAAATATAAATTATGAAATATATACTTATTTTAGCAAGTTTGGCTTTATTAAGTTGTGGTAGTCGCAAGGTTGATATTCAAAGAACAACTATAAAAAAAGACAGTGTAGCTATAACAGAGGTTAAAGTTACAACTATGGAAACCGCAGAAAAAACAGATTCTACAAATATAAATATAAATGCTGACAGTAGTGAAATTGTTATAACTCCTATTGATTCAAGTAAAACAATTATAGTTGATGGTAAAAGTTATAAAAACGTTGTTTTAAGAATAAAAAAAAGTAGAATTAATACTTTATATACAAATAATAAAAAAGAGTCTAATAATAAGCGTACAGACTCCACGGCGGTTGTTAAAGTAAATAAGACAGAGAAAGTTTCTGGTAAAAATAAAACTATAGATAGAAAGACTAGTTATTGGTGGATCCTATGGTTACTTTTGTTAATATTAATATTATATCAATTATGGCGAAACAGACTGTCGTTACTAAAACTATTGTAAAAACTATATCTCGTCCGGGTGTACACGCTAAAACAAAATCATCTAAATTAAAAACGTCTAAGTTATATAAAAAAGCATATAAAGGACAAGGAAGGTAAAACCTTTAAAAAACAGGTGATATATAACTTATATCAATTTAATCAAATAAAATTATGTCTGACGGAATCGTTAAAAATTTAAGCTTTGGTAAAGAGGCAAGCGACAAAGTATTTATAGGTATAGAGAAACTAGCAAAAGCAGTTGGATCTACACTTGGAGCTAGTGGTAAGTGCGTTTTACTAGAGGATGGAGCAGGTAATCCTGTTATAACAAAAGATGGTGTAACTGTAGCAGATTCAATTATTCTTTTAGATCCTGTTGAAAATATGGGGGCTACACTTTTAAAAGAAGCTGCAAGAAAAACAGTAAGAGAAGCCGGTGACGGAACCACCACCGCTACGGTATTAGCACATGCAATTTTAAGTGAAGCTTATAAATTTCCTGAAGCCAATACCAGAAAAGTAAAAGAAGGAATCGAGGCAATGTGCGACAAAGTTGTAGATTACCTAGAAAAAATAAAAATACCCGTAACAGGTGATATGATTGATCATGTTGCAACTATATCAACTAATAATGATCCTGATTTAGGAAAACTAGTTGGTGATGCATTTAGATCAGTTGGAGAGACAGGTGTTGTTATGATGGAAACATCTAATGACCCCGAATGTAGTTTAGAAATTGTAGAGGGAGTACAATATGGGAAAGGATTAACTAATAGTCATTTTGTAACAAACCCGCAAAAGAAAACGGCAGAACTTGATAACCCTTTGGTTTTATTAATTGAATCACCAATTGATACAATTAGACAGATACAACCAGCGTTAGAGTATGTTATAAAAAACAACAAGCCTTTATTAATTATAGCTGATTTAGACACAAGTGTGCTTTCGGCATTAGCAATGAATAAAGTAAAAGGAAATATAAAAGTTAACGTCATTAATGCGCCTACTTACGGAATTAGTAAAAAAGAAGTTTTAGACGATCTTGCTTTATTAACCGGTGCAATTATAATAAATGAAGACTTAGGAGATGATATGGATATATTTGATCCAGGTGTTTTTGGAACATGCTTAAAAAGCATAACTTCCCACGAGGACACTATACTGCATGTTAAAGAGCCTTCTGAAGAAATATTAACCATTATAGAAGATTTAAAAAAATCTTTATTAGAAAATAATCCTGCTCATACCGTTGTAAGACTTGAAAAAAGATTAGCTAGACTAGCCGCTAAAATTGCGGTTGTAAAAGTTGGTGCTAATTCGAGTATAGAATTAAAAGAAAAAGCTGACAGAATAGAAGACGCAATATGCGCAACAAAAGCAGCTATTAAAGAAGGCATTGTTCCTGGAGGCGGAATTGCTTTATTAAATGCGTCTCATAATATAGATTCTTTTGGCGATGGTCAAGCAATCTTACTAGATGCTATTAGAGCACCATTCAAATTAATATTAGATAACGCGGGGATTGAATTTGCTCCATTAGAAACAATATCTAAAAATGGTTATGGATTAAACGTAGTAACAGGTAAAACTGTTGATATGATAAAGGCAGGAATTATTGATCCTTTATTAGTAACAAAAAGCGCATTAAGAAATGCGGTATCAGTAGCCACAACAATATTGTCTACTAATTGTGTAATCAATAATTTGAGAATACAATGAAAGCAATAGGTAGAAACTTAGTTATAAAGAAAACAAAAGAAGGTACAACCACTACAAAAGGTGGATTGATGCTTGCTGAAAATCAAAGAGATGATATTAGATATATTGAAGCAACAATAGTATCACTTGGCGACGAGGTAGTAGGTATAAAAGAAACAGATACTATATTTTATGACCGTCATGCGGGACATAAAATTGAGATAGGTAAAGAAACATATCACGTTATAAAGTTATCCGATATTGTAATTGTTTTGTAATGAGACTAGACGCTAGTGATTTAAAAGATCTTGGTATATTAAAACATTATAGAATAATTCGCAGATGGGCTTGCAAGAATAATAACTTAACAGACGCTGATTTAGAACTGTTAATTTATTTTGATTGTATGGAGTTCTTTACAAAACAAGATTATAAAATAGGTACATACGCATATAGTTGGGACAATAAACGCTGGAACAGTTTATTAAAAGAGGGTTGGATAGTGGTTTGGAGAAATAGAAACCATACAACTCAAAAATACAATATATATAAAGTTTCATTTAAGTGTAAACAACTAATAAGTAAAATGTATCGTATAATGTTAGGTAAAGAAGACATACCAACAAGCCATAGGAATACTATAATGAAAGGTAAAACATACATGGACACTGTTGCAATAACAGCAATACATAATGTTAATAGTGATAAAACAAGAAATTTAAATAATTAAAATAAGAATATATGGCATATAATTCAGCTACAGGAATGGATACAAGTCAAATGGGTGTGCCTATGCAGGATCCACGTCAAGTTAATCCAAATCAGATGGTACCAAGTCCAATTAACCCAAAAGCTTTTGGTGCTCCGCAAGCAATTGCTGGTATTTATGGACAAGCAAACCCTGATACATTTACAAGGTCTGTTGATCCTCAAGCCCCTATGCCAATGGATGGACCCGTACCGGTTCCAACCGCAATACAAGATCAATCACAAATAACACCCAATCAAGGGTTTAACAATCTTTAATTATGGACATATACGCAAAAAAACATCCGGCTTTCCCACTTGATAAAGAAGCTAAAATGTCAGGAGTAGGGGCTAATGCCGTTTGGGACGGACCATTAGACACAACCTCTTATCCAAAAGGTAAAGGCTCTAGTTCTGGTAAAAATGGAATTAAACTTAGATTTGATGAACCGGTTTATAAGCCAGGTCCTATTACAATGAAAGCAAAAGGAAAATATTAATAAACAATAAACAACTAAACAAATAAAAAAAACAAAATGGCAAAATTTATCTCAATCCCAGTAACATCAAAAGGAACAACATTAATTAGTACAGACGGCTTATGCACTGAATTTATTAGTGCTACTTCAATTAAATTAGCAGCTGGTTGCAGACTAGTTACTTTAACTATGGCGGGTACTGCAACTGCAGCAACTTTAGCGGCTATTAACGACGCAGCTGTAGCTTTAAATGGCCCAACAGTTGTGCCTGTAGTATTCCCTGCTGGACAAACTTGTACTACAGCAGCTATTTCATAATAATTAATTAGACAAAAGTTATGGCAACTAAAAAAATTATTCAAAAGAAAAAACCAATGCCTCCGACGAAACAAGTAAGTAAAAAAACTGCTTATGATGTAAAAGAGGCTAGTAATCCAAAATTAACAGCTAGTGCTAGAAAAAACTATGCTGACAATGCTGAGGCAGCTATAAAACAAATTAAACCTAAAGTCTCTGCAGTTAAAATGAAAAAATGCTAATATGAGTTTTATAATGAAGGGGGCACCTTATAATATGGATAATACTCCAATCTATAGTACGGACATGGACGATAACGTATTAGGTATGGCGCAAAATAATGGAACAATCCTAATTAACAAAAACGTATCCCCTTTAGAATTACAAAAGAATAAAACAATATCCCACGAAAAAGTGCACATAGATCAAATGAGTAGAGGTGATTTAGACTATACTGACACTCATGTTATGTGGAAAGGAAAGAAATATTCCAGAGCAACCATGAAGGAAGGTAGTAAAAAATTACCGTGGGAAGCAGAAGCTTACGCAAAACAATAAAAAAGTAAATATTACACGTGATATATATATTAATACTAATCTAATAAAATATATACACTATGAGAAATTTATTTATTATTACAGCACTGGCATTATCTTTGTTTTCTAACGCTCAGAAAATGAGTAAAGAATTTTTAAAAGGAGAATGGACATCTAGCGGCCAAGCAACAGAAGTATTGTTTTCTTTTACTGATAAAAAAGAATTTATTATTGAGGAAATATCATCAACAAGCGGAAGGCCTCTTGATGTTATAAGTTATCAATTAACAAAAAACACATTATATATTAAAGCATATTTTAAGCCAAACAATTTTGAATCAATAACTAAATTTGTAATTTTAGACGAAGATACCATGGCTGCTCATATTGTGAGTGATTACCCTGGGCATGTTATATATAAAAGAGTAAAAAATAAATAAATAACTAAACAACTAAAAAAAAACAAAATGGCATACACACAATCACCTGGAAGACCACCGTTTCCACAAACAGGTAGAGGTATTTCTCCTACAATGATGAACTGCGGTTCAGCAATGAAGCAAGTTAAAACCCCAACCAAACCACCAACGGTAACAGATATTGAATTAAACAAATCGTATACAGAAGGCGTTGAAAAATCTAAAAGAATTGCCGCGGCAGATCCGGAAGCGCAAAAGCTAAGAGACGCAAGCATGGGCATGACAAGGAATTTTGCTACCAATGAAGTTACAGCTAATGCCTACGAAAAAAAATACATAGTTGGGCAAAACGACCTTGTAAAAGACAAAATTGTAGACGGATCCGGTAAATTAGTTTCTGAATCAGGCTCAGGGCCAGCGGCTAAAAGAGAATTTTTAAAAGCGTATGAAAGATCAAAATTAATTACAGATTCACAAAGAGCAGGTAATGTAAAAACAATTAATACATTAGGAGGCGGTACTCCTGCAGATAATCTTGATGAGGAACAAAAACTGAAGTTAACTAATATGGGAAGAGCCACTGTGGTTAATAACGGACCAAAACAAATGAAAAAAGTTTCTGCTCCAGCAAAACAAATGAAAAAGAAAGAATGCTAAATGAAAAATATATCTATAACAGGTTATAAAAAAAATAGTCCTGATAAAGATAGACCTTATAATTTAATACCTGGCGGGGAAATTACAATGAAAAACGTAGGTTTCCCCGTTTTGGGTATTGATGACGAGGGCAATTCTAAATTGATGGAACCAGGTAAAGATTATTCTTTTCCAGGTGATGCCGTATTAGAATTTAAACTTAAAACAAAAAACAAAAATAAAATATACAACAAAATATTTAAAAAATAAATTATGGGACAATATGGTAATCAACCAGATTTTGGAACAAGAGCGAAAAATATAGTACCTATTGGTAATATTGCAACCGAAATACCAGGCGAAAATTTAGGATCAGCTGCATTATATATAGGCACTGGAGGAACTTTATATTGCACTGTTGTAGGGGGAAATGATAATGGGGGAGTTGAAACTTTTACAGAATTTCACAATATCCCGGACGGTACATTTTTCCCTGTTATAGTTAGTAATGTATGGGCGGGTTATGATGAAGGAACAACAACTTGTTCTAACATAATAGCACTTTATTAATGGGTTGGGGTAATGGTATAGGTATAGGTTGGCCTAATGCAAGTGCGCAAGCAACACCTCCTTTACCTTTAGAAACTTATCTTATATCAGATTGTAATGGCTCTTACGAACCAAGATGGTCTCAATATTTACCCGAGGGTACATTATTGTTAGGCCAAAGAGTACCAACAACATCAACCTCTCCTGTTCAAACCTATGGTCTAGTTCAGGAAATAGGTACAACATTTGGCGAATTGGTTGCTGAACCTGTAGAAAATATTTATTACAATTGCGATCCACAAATAAATATAGAAATTTCTATTGTGGCATCTGAATCTGGATCTAATATTAATTTTTTAGCGACTAAAGTAAGTGGCACTGCAATAAACTATAATTTTACAGGAAGTATTAATTTTGAAGGATTTTATGATATTACAAATGGAGTAGATGACCCCCTTGAGGAAGAAGTTTATGACGGGGTTGCAATTATTCTAGAAAATCATATTATTGGAGAAGACAACATTTTGGCAACCTATGAATTATCTATTCCTGAGGGTTATACTTTAATTCCTGAATCTGTAGCGATGGGAATAAATAGTTTCTACTTATCCCCTGGTTTTTATAATTATCCAGATGTAAACAATTACACCACAACAAGAACAATGACTCCTGAGGGAGATTTATGGGTATGGACATATTCAGAAGTTCCGTAAATAATAATTAAAAATAGCAGGTGGGAGGTAAGGTATCTCACGGGTCTCATAAGCCCGCTTAAACTGGTTCGACTCCAGTACGTTGCTACTAATATTAACAATCAAATTAAATAAACATGAAAAAAGAAAACAAAATTACAGCAGAGCAATTAGAAACAATTGTAAACCAACAAAAAGATCTTCAAGCGTTATTAACAAACGTTGGGGTATTAGAATCACAAAAGCATGGATTCTTACATCAAATTGCGGAAGTTAATAAACTAGTCGAAGATTTTAAAACTGAATTACAAGATCAATATGGACCAATCAATATTAATTTAGAAGATGGAACTTATACTGAAATTGCGGAAGAGGTTCCAGTAAGTGAATAATGAGTTCTGTAATTAGAAAAATAAGTATAGGCGTTGACTATAAAAATGAAGCAATGCATTATTCTGTAGGCCAGCAGGTTTACGGGGGGCATGAAATTGCTTATATATTAGTTAGTGATGAGGACAACTCGTACAACGTTTATATAAGAAAAGAAAACGAAGTAATGCCATGGAAAAAGTTTAATCATAACATGGCAGTCTCAGTAGAATACGATTTAGAGTACTAATGAAAAGTGTGTTTAATTTTATCGTAAAACCTGTAGGGGACAGATACGATAATAAAATTACAGTAGAGGGCAAAGACCTAATACTAAACACCCGAATAGAAAATTTTAAATCTGTGAATAATCTAGCGGTAGTAATATCTACTCCGCTGGTTTATTCAACTGACATAAAAGAAGGTGATCTTATTGTAATACATCATAATGTATTTAGGAAGTTTTACGATATGAAAGGTAAACAAAAAAACAGTAGAGCTCATTTTCTAGAGGATTCTTATTTTTGTGAACTTGATCAAATATATTTATATAATAATGGTGAAGAATGGAAAACAGTTGGAGACAGATGTTTCGTTAAGCCATTAAAAAATATAGACCATTTAAAGCTAGATAAAGAACAAAGGCTTATTGGTATACTAAAATATGGAAACGAGTCCTTAAACAAGCTTAAAATTAACCCGGGAGACCTTATAGGATATACTCCTTATGGAGAATTTGATTTTATAATTGAAGGAGAGCGTTTATATTGTATGAAATCTAATGATATTGTAATTAAATATGAATATAAAGGAGACGAAACTGAATATAATCCAGGCTGGGCACAAAGCAGTATTGGAACTCATCAAAGTAGCTGAAGAAGCAATCTTAGATAATGGTGAAGATGATTTAGCGGCAGACAAATTAAAAAACGCTGCAGCTACAAAAAAACTAGCCATATTTGATGCATTTGAAATACTTACAAGAATAGAACTTGAAGAGCGTATAATATCAGATGAAGAAACCGCAAAAGACAATACTCAAAAGGTATTTAAAGGATTTGCAGAAGGGAGATCTAAATAATGTACGAACAAAATTTATTTAGGGTAATCCCGGACCATATAAAAACATCGGTAATTAAACAACAAAACCGATACAATAAATGGAAATATGGTTATAACAAAGAACACGATGTTATTGTTATAAGCAAAACCGGTAAGATTGGAGAGATATACGAAATACAAAACTTAAAAGTTGCTTTACCATTAGCGGAAGAATCTTATTCGAGATCTAATAAAAAAGAAGAGCAATATTGGGAAAGAATAGACTATCCAAAAGAATTAGAAAAAATAAAGAATGTATTTGATTGGAATAAATACCCGGATCATTTTAAAGAGCATTGGTACGATTATGTAGATAATGAATTTAAAAGAAGAGACGAAGGTGTATTTTTTAATAACAACGGTGTTTCTACTTATATAACCGGTACTCATTATATGTATTTGCAATGGAGTAAGATTGACGTTGGTGCTCCAGATTTTAGAGAATCAAATAGATTATTCTTTATATTTTGGGAAGCTTGTAAAGCAGATACTAGATGTTATGGAATGTGTTATTTAAAAAATAGACGTTCTGGATTTTCATTTATGTCTTCAGCAGAGTTAGTTAATCAAGCAACAATATCAAGTGATTCAAGATTTGGTATATTATCTAAATCAGGATCAGATGCTAAAACGATGTTTACCGATAAAGTTGTACCTATATCAATTAATTACCCTTTCTTTTTTAAACCTATCCAAGATGGTATGGATAGACCTAAAACAGAATTAGCTTATAGAATCCCTGCCTCTAAATTTACTAGAAGAAAATTAGATAATAGTGATTCCCCAGAAGAACTTGAAGGATTAGACACAACAATTGACTGGAAGAATACAGGTGATAACTCATATGATGGGGAAAAACTAAAACTTCTTGTTCATGACGAGAGTGGTAAATGGCTAAGGCCAGACAATATATTAAACAACTGGCGCGTTACAAAAACGTGTTTACGATTAGGTAGTCGTATTATTGGTAAGTGTATGATGGGTTCAACCTCAAATGCTTTAGATAAAGGAGGAGACAATTTTAAAAAACTTTACTACGATTCAGATGTTACGAAAAGAAACCGCAATGGACAGACTAGCTCAGGATTATATAGTTTGTTCATACCTATGGAATGGTCGTACGAAGGATTCATTGATACTTATGGCATACCTGTCTTCGACACTCCAAAAAAACCCATAAAAGGTGTTGATGGGAATGAAATAGAATACGGTGTTATTGAGCATTGGCAAAACGAAGTTGATGGCTTAAAAGCAGATCAAGACGGTTTAAATGAATACTATCGCCAATTTCCACGAACAGAACAACACGCTTTTAGAGACGAAGCAAAACAATCCCTATTTAATTTAACAAAAATATACGAGCAAATAGATTATAATGATGATCTAAGAAACTCAGGTGTGTTAACAAGAGGTAGCTTTCAATGGGCTGGCGGGATACAAGATACCACTGTAGATTTTTACCCAAACAAAGACGGTAGATTTTTAATTTCGTGGGTACCACCTAAACATCTCCAAAACCGTGTGATAATAAAGAATGGGTTGAAGAGTCCAGGCAACGAGCACTGCGGAGCATTTGGCTGTGATAGTTATGATATATCAGGAACAGTAGATGCGAGTAGAGGTTCCAATGGAGCTTTGCATGGATTAACTAAGTTCTCAATGGAGGATGTACCTCCTAATCAATTTTTTTTAGAATATATTGCAAGACCTCAAACGGCTGAAATATTTTTTGAAGAAGTATTAATGGCTTTAGTATTTTATGGAATGCCTATATTGGCAGAAAATAATAAACCAAGATTACTTTACTATTTAAAGAGAAGAGGCTATAGAGGCTATTCAATTAATAGACCAGATAAGATTTGGAATAAGTTATCGCCAGCTGAAAAAGAAATTGGGGGAATACCAAACTCATCACAAGATATAATGCAGGCTCATGCCTCCGCTATAGAAACTTATATTGAAAACAATGTAGGTTTTACAAATGGATCATATGGTAATATATACTTCCAACGTACATTAGAAGATTGGGCTAGATTTAATATAAACAATAGAACGAAGCATGATGCTTCTATAAGTTCGGGGTTAGCTATTATGGCTTGTAACAAACATATGTATACACCAACAACCCCTTATGAAAAACCCAAATTTGAATTAGGATTTAAGAGATATAATAATAGTGGACATAATTCACAAATAATACAATAAATGGTTTATACTAATAGTAATAGTACCTTTCCAAGTCAGGTAGTACCGGATGAAGAAAAACAAAGTTTAGAGTATGGTAAACAAGTAGCCCAAGCAATCGAATACGAATGGTTCAACGGAAACGGAGGATCAGGAAGTGTCGGCGGACTAGGCGGCGGGGGAAATCCTGGAGGAAGATGGGGAACCAACTGGCAAAAATACCATACATTAAGATTATACGCAAGAGGTGAACAACCTGTACAAAAATACAAAGATGAATTATCTATTAATGGTGATCTATCTTATTTAAACTTAGACT